TGGATGCCGCAAAGGTGAAGCTGCGCAAGCAGACCGATCTGGCTGGCAACCGTCTCAACCTGGCGCCCGCCTTCCTGGTGGTGCCGCCCGAACTGGAGACCACCGCCCTGCAGTTCCTGTTCCCCACCGGCTACGCGCCCACCAGTCTGACCGGCAGCAGCGGCCCCAACCCGTTTGCCTCCGGTGTGCAGCTGATCGTCGAGCCTCGTCTTTCCGACGACAGCAACGCCTTCTGGTACCTGACCAGCGCACCCAACCGGGTCGAGATGATCACCTACGGCTACCTCGCTGGCGAGGCTGGCCCGACGATCACCACCACTGAGCAGCGCAACCCCGACGGCGTTGAGCTGCTAGTCCGCATGGATTTCGGTTGCACCCTGTCCGACTATCGGGGCTTTGTACGCTCCGCTGGCGCCTAATTATCATTCCATCCCTGAGGTATTGAATCAATGAAGAACTTTGTTCAAGACGGTGAGTACATGACTCTCACCGCTCCCTATGCCAGGCTTTCGGGTGAGGGGGCCCTGGTCGGTGCGCTGTTTGGCATTGCCGTGACTGACGTGGCCAGTGGCGAGGAGAGCGCTTTCCGTATGGAAGGTGTTTTCACCCAGCCCAAGGCCACTGGCGCAAGCACTGGTGGAACGCAGGGCGCCAAGGCGTACTGGGTTGCCGCCAGTAAGTCATTCTCTGCTGTTGCCAGTGGAAATACCCTGGTTGGCTGCTTTGCCGCCACTTGCGCCGACGGGGATTCCCTTTGCTCTGTTCGCCTGAACGGAACTGTCTGATGGGCTGGGCCAGCCGTCACGACCTGCTGGCCCGTGCCGTCAACCGGCACCTTGGCGGCGTCCCGGTGATCTGGGGCGCCGTTTCCGATAATGCGTTACTTGAAAAAAATGCGCAGTTGATTGCAGACGGCAATGCAATTAGCACTGATTATGTTCTGCATAATCTACCTTCTGAAAAGTTTCAAGCCCTCCGCTACGGCGACCTACTGCAAGTCGATGGCTCAACCTATTCCGTCCGCGAACCGATGCCAGTGGGCGATGGGGCCTACATGATGGTTAGCCTGTCTCTGGAGCCGATTGCTCCTGTTGCCGACACGTTTATCACCACCCTGTCAGGCCTCCAAATTACAACACTTTCCGGGATTCCCTTGGTTGCGCAATGACTACCACTATTACAGGGCTGCCTAACGCAACAACACCACTAACTGGCACGGAACGTGTGCCAATGGATCAGGGTGCGAATACTGTCGATGCAACTACTCAAAACATTGCAAACTTAGCACCTGCTACAAACCTCACTTACGATCCAGCGACCCGTGTTCTTGGTAGCAGTACTGGCACCGATGTAACGCTACCGGAAGCCACCACGCTGGCGGCTGGCTTGCTATCTGCCGCCAACCAAGCAAAGCTAGATTCTATAACCGTTGACCGCGCTACTCTAACTGTAGCACCAGTCCGAAATAACACCGGAAGCGCGATAGCCAAAGGCGTGCCGGTCTGCGTGACTGGCAGCAGCGGAACAACCAAAACCATTGCGCCGGCCGACGCTTCCCTGGAAGCCACTGCAGCCAATACCCTGGGGTTGACGCTGGAGGCGATCTCCAGCAATTCCGACGGCTTCGTTGTTACCGAAGGCCCGCTCACTGGCGTCAACACATCCGGCCTGACAGAGGGCGGGCTGGTGTTCCTCAGCGAAACCACCGGCCAGCTCACCAGCACCAGGCCCACGCAACCGGCCCATGGGGTGGTGCTGGGGTGGTGCGTCAAGGCAAGCGCGGGAACATCAGGGATCCTCTACGTCAAGGTTGACAACGGCCAGGAGCTCAACGAGCTGCATGACGTCCTGATCAGCAGCGCCGTAACAGGTCCCCAGGTCCTGTGGCGGTCGTCGCTGACCACGTCGTGGGGCAATCGAACCCTGGCGGCTGGTGATGTTGGCGCCGACGCCACCGGCACCGCAGCAGCTGCCGTTGCGGCTCACCTGGCGGTGGCCGACCCGCACCCGACCTACCTAACGCAGGCCGAGGCAGGCGCCCTCTACGCTGCGGCCAGCCACAACCAGTCCGCCAGCACCATTACAGGCCTCGCCAGTGTGGCCACCAGCGGCACCTACACAGATCTGTCCGGACGCCCAACCCTGCGCTGCGGCCCTGAACGCGGGCACGGCAGCGGGCAATGTCCCCATCCTGGATTCGTCGGCGCTGATTCCGTCCGCGCTGCTGCCGGGGTTTGTCGATGATGTTCTGGAGTTTGCGAGTCTTGCGGCATTTCCTGTTACTGGCGAGGCAGGGAAGCTTTATATTAACCTGGCAACTAATCGCCAATATCGGTGGTCAGGGTCAACCTACGCTGAGATCAATCCATCACCAGGCTCGACCGATGCAGTGCCAGAAGGCTCGGTCAATCTATACCACACGTCCGCACGCGGGCAGAGCGCAGCATCCTCCTGGTGGTCTGGGTATCGCTCAACCGTTGGCGATCAACTGGCAACCGCCGCATCACAGGCCACGGCTCGCTCAGTCATCGGCGCTGGCACCGGAAGCGGCACGGTCACCAGCGTGGGGCTCAGTCTCCCGGCCATCTTCAACGTCAGCAACCCGACGGTCACCACCAGCGGTACGCTCACGGCAGCCTTGGCCAACCAATCGGCCAGCGTGGTGCTAGCTGGCCCCGCTACGGGATCGGAAGCTGCCCCGGCGTTCCGGGCGCTGGTGGGCGCTGATCTGCCGGTAATCGGCGACGGGCTGATCTTGGTGATCAGCAACCGGGGCGAGACGTCGACTGCCAGCACCAACTACACGGAGGTACCAGTGCCGGTGCCCTCGGGTGGCTTCACGCTGGTGGCCGTCCGGTTCGGCTGCCATATCGACACCACCGGCAGCAGTAGCACAACATTCAACGCTTACCGCCGCACGGCGGCCGGCGTGAAAACGTCGGTGCTGACCGCTAACGCCACTCTGGCATCTGCGGCCAGCCTGGTGGATGCGTCAGCCACGATCACCGGCGGCACCTTCTCCGCTGGCGACCGGGTCGGCGTTGATCTTGTTGGCGTCGGCACCGGCGCCCAAGGACTGTTCGCTCAGTTTCTGTTCACTCGCTCCGCAACCTGACTATGACACCTCCCGCCATCCTGACCAATTCCGAAACCGGCGTTCGCTACTACAGCGATCCTGGCCCTCAAGAGGGGCAAAGTGTCGATCTGTTCGTGCCTTTGCGCGGCGACACGGCAACCAACCCAGGGGGTACACGTTGGCCCAATTTGTTCGGGCTCCCCTACGACGGCACCGACTTGAAGTTCTACCAGAAGCGTGAGCCGAAAGTCCGCGAGTACGATCAGGCGATTTTCTACGAGGTGGCTAGCTGGGGAGCGGTTGCCTACGCCAACCCCAGGCCTGGCGGCCCAGCCGGCACTTGGGAGGAGGCGCTGGAGGTAAAGCGCCGGCCCGTGGAGGAGCTGCTAAATCAAGTCGAAGCCATGCGGCTCCAGGCTAATGCTCGCCTGTATCCGATCAGTGAGGATCCCATGCGCAATGTGCTGCTAATGGAGGCCATCCGGCGCGACACCGATGGCACCGCGACGCCGGTCATGGCGCAGTTGCTCGCGCGCCATCAGGCCCTGGTGGAGGCTGGCATGGCCAACGAAAATCGCGCCGCTGAGCTGCGCCAGCAGATCCAAGCTGGCCAGCCCTTCGACCTGTCCGCAGGTTGGGTCAATGAGATCGCGTAATGAGTGGAAACGTGGCCCCTACACTGGAGGCAACAAAATGCTGATCGTCCCAAGGCGAACGGTAGCGGGAGCTGGCACCATGTGGACTCCAGCGCAGATCAGCACAGCGCTATGGTTAGACGCCGCGGACAGCAGTACGATTACTTCGTCGTCAGGATTAGCGACTCAGTGGAGTGATAAAAGCGGAAATAACAGGCACGTTACGTTCCCATCCGGGTTTCGGCCGGCAACGGGAACACGTACCATTAACGGATTGAATGCCTTGGACTTTGCCACCAGCTACGGCACCATTGCTGCCGTGCCGCTGACCGGAACTACGTCGGCGATGGCTGTATTCGTGTGTCAACTTGACACAGATCCGCCAACTGTAGCTGCAAATACTGGCCCTGTTCTAGGAGACTGGGGTACTGGTTCCGGTAGTAATCATTCGCTATGGACCGATGGCACCATACTTGAGGATTTTATGAGCACCACTCGTCAAAACGCGGGAAACCCGTCGCCGTCCTTATCCGCCAATGCATGTATTGTAAGCATGGTTAGTGCTAATAGTTTATGGCAGGTATATGTTAATGGAACACTTCAGTTTAACACAACCACAAATACTTATGCTATCAATACATCGCCGCAAATCGGCAGATCTATTAACCTTTATTTCGATGGTCGCATTCTCGAAATTGTAGCAGTTGGCAATAACACAGCTACCACTACTCGCCAGTTATTGGAGGGCTACATGGCTGGCCCTACTCGGTCGGGGCTGCAATCGCTGCTGCCTGCCGGGCACCCTTACAAATCGGCTGCGCCATGACCTACACCAAACGCGAACAGATCATTGCGGCCGTAGCCGCCAAGGTGGCCACTGTGCCAGGTGCAAGCCACTGGCGCAGTCGCGCTGAGGCGATCATCCGGGCCGAGGCTCCGGCAACGGTCACGGTGCCAGCTCGCAACGCCCCGTCAACTCCCCAGGTCAGTACCTGCCGGGTCGATAACACCCTGACCATTCAGGTTGCGGTGAACACCAGGGGGGCAATCCCCGATCAGCTGGCAGATCCGATCCTGGCGGCCATCCATGCCGCATTGATGTCTGACCGCGCAATCGGTGGGCTGGCTGTGGACATCACGCCAGGGCCAACTGATTGGCAAGTGGAGAAGAGCGATCTGACAAGCTGCTGGGTGGTTCAGGACTGGATTGTTCAATATCGAACAGCCCCAGAATCCCTAGCCTGATACCAACACACCTAGAGCGGAATGGGACAGTACAGCAAACGGCTGCTCCTGGCAGCCATCGAAAGCCCCTACGGGACCAGCGCCAATCCTGGCGGCACGGCTGCAATCATGGTGAACGATGATCTCCAGATTACGCCGCTGGACGCGGATGAGCTGGAGCGCACAACGCTACAGCCGCACTTTGGTACGCGGCGCAAGTTCATGATCAACCAAAAAGTACAGTTCAGCTTCTCGGTTGATGTTGCTGGTAGTGGTGTAGCTGGCACGGCGCCTAAATGGGGCAGGTTGTTGCAAGCTTGTGGGCTTGGTGAGACTGTGGTAGCAAGCACCAGTGTCACGTATAGCCTGAAAACAGATAATGCCGACATCGCCGGTCTAACCATGGCTGGCTTTATGGATAGCCAAAAGCATCTGGCAACAGGCTGTAGAGGCTCGGCTCAGCTTATGGGCAAGGTGGGCGAGTTTTTCCGCGTCATGTTTAACATGACCGGCATTTATGCAGCGCCAACAGATGCAGCGCTGCCCTCCCCGACGTTCGGGAACCACGTTGACCCACTGCATGTCAGCAATGTAAATACTACTAATTTACTGGTTAATAGCTGGAATGGCGCTTGCTTAAGTGAGTTTGACTTCAATCTAAACAATAGCACTGCCTATAGGGAGCTGGTTGGCTGTGCCAAGCAAGTGCGAATTAACGACCGCCAGGCTAACGGCAAGGTCGTGATTGAATCGCCATCCCTGGCAACTTACAACGCTTTCACGGCTGCAACCACCAGCGCTATTAACACGGTTAGCTTTAGCCATGCTGACAGCGCTGGCGGCAGCTGCGCGGTAACCGCACGCTGCAACTTTGGAGCACCCACTTATACAGACATGGACAATATCACCATGATAGACATCCCAGTTGGACTGGTTCCAAGCACGGCTGGGAATGATGAGCTGACACTGGTGTTCACATGACAGTCTTTACCGCCTATCGATACGATCACGTCATAGCTGAGGCGTGGGCCGGCACCTGGCGGCTATCTGCTACGCCAGATTTCAGGGTTAACCTATACACAAGCTTTACATTCAGCGGAACCCACACCACCAAATCAGCAGCAGAGACAGGCGCTACACAAGTGGCGACAGGGGCGGGCTATACGCAAAACGCAAAAACTCTTGACGCTGTAACTTTTGCCCCATACAACACCACTGGCATAGCTTTTAAAAGCAACCCTGTACTTTGGTATCCTCCATCGGGGACAACGCTAACCGCAAGGCACGCGTTGATCTATGCAAACGGAACCACAGGGGCTAAGCCATTTCTGTACATTGACTTTGGGCAATCTATATCAGCACTCTCCCCTTTACCACTAATCATCGCCCCACCCGATAGCGGCTGGTTCC